CAACGCCAAATATTGCTGTCTGTCTAGTAGTCTTTGCCATGGTTTTGTATTTATGGCAGTGAAAAACGGCTCAGTTTAAGATGTCAAATATAACTGGCTGTTCGTGTTTGTTGATCGAAGAATATGCTCAAACGTTCTGCATCTGTGCTGGGCACAATGGTCAAAAGTATCTGTATCAATATGCCATTTTCTTGAGGAAAGATATCTATTTCAGTGATTTGTAATCGAGGGTCGCCGCCGGCTACACGTTGTATTTCTCTTACAATGGATGCTTCTGTTTCGTTGGTTTGGTTCTCAAACAAATTGTCCCATAATGCTGTACCATAGCCCGGGCGGCCAACTAATTGCCCTTGACGAATATTTAAGGCGTTTAGCAAGTCACGCTTGATCAAAGCATCATCAACTAAGGTGAACTTTTTGAACTGATCTTGTGTATTGAATCCAATGAATGTAGCCATAGTTTAGTATTTAAGCCTTTGGTTTACCTGGTGCAAAACGGAATTCTCCATCTTCATCGATAGTAGCAGGAATTGTTATGTTTGCTGATATATCACTGTAACTAATTGACGGCACTTTGGGATTTCCAATGATTTCTACCACTGATTGATCAAGATCTTGACGGTCTGTGGTGTTTTCATATCCAGGGATATCTATTCCAGCATTTAATAAGGTCGAATACGTGTCAACAAAATCTATAGCATATTGAGCCTGTCGAGCCAATACAAGTATATTGTTAACAAGATCTTTGCTGGATGTGCCGTTGACCCACCCTACTACCGCGTCAACTCCGTAGCGAGTGGCCGGTTGTAAAAATGTTGCCTGAAATTTGGCGCTTTCGTTGCCTGTTAAAATTCCAGCATCTATTAGTCCTTGAAATGCACCGACCATTATGTCAATTTGTGCAAGATTTTGCAAAATTGGATCATTGAGATAGTCAAGCAAGCTGGTGATTCCATTTTGTCCAGTCCAGACTGCAGGAGTGTTTAACACTGTAATTGTCATGTCTGGACTGGTGATTAAACTTATTGTGCCGGGTTTGAGATATCCGGTTAACGTTAATCCAGCTGGAGTTTGTCCGTAGATGCCAACCCCCCTTGATGAAATATCACTGCCAAGATAAATTGGAATGCCAGCATCGCTGAGTTGCCAGTCGGCTAATAAATTTCCGTCATTGTCGTAGGGATTCACGTAGGCAGCATTAGCAGCCTGTGCAGTTAACGCAGTTACTTGTTCAGGTGAAATCATTGATCTTCTCCAATTCCTGTGTCTGACGGTGGTTCAGATATATAATCTTCAACATCAATTGGATCTTCTAGTGGGGCTCTTAACACAGCGGTTGCTGCATTTGCTGCCTTAGTTTGTAAATCTGATTGAGTAGTATTTGTTGTTGACACAACGGTCGACGGCACTGGATCTGCTCCACTTGGAGTTTCATTTAAGTTAGTTTTGTTATTGACGCCTTTGGCATGATACGGGTATGGTTCATGTGTGGGGGCTCTTGTTACAATGGTTTCCAGGGTTCCTGGCTCAACAATCCAACCCTGAGATTTGACAAATTTTGTGTCTGCTAATTTGTAATTTGGCAAGGTTGGAACTTCTGGCACAGACGGTGTCGGCGCTCCATTAAGATTGATCACTTTGGCTTTAAAGTTCAATGCTGAAGTTGCTTCCCAACCGCCTACTTTGCTCTTGATACCCAATGTTCCATCACTGCGTACACCCAGGTACTTTGTTCCAGACAACAACAATTTGTCTAGAGAATTTACAACCATGGTTTTGCCACTTTCCAAGAACATTTTTTCTTGGGCTTTCATTTTTATAGTACCGCCAGCATACATGTTGATATTTTTATCAGCATGTAGATTTAATGTGCCTTCGGTGCGCAAATTGATTGAGTTTGTGCTGTAGACATCTACAGTTCCTTGTTTGCCAAACTCCATCCAGGTTTGTCCGTTGGCATGAGTGATGTAAAAACAATCACCATCATCACTCATGGTAATCTGATGTCCTTTGGCAGTGCGAATACGAATCAGCGTGTCTGTGCCACTGAGGTCGCCATCATCCATGACAAAGGTATGACCTCCCATGCGTCCAATAACCTTGATATCTTGAGGAGATATTTCTCCTTTTTCCAACTTGGCTCTAATGGTTTTTGGATCAGCTCCGCCTTGATAAATTGCAGTACCTGGAGTTGAGATTCCATACACTGAACTTGGTGATTCTCGTTGACTGTTTGAACGTATGGGTCCTCTTATAGGATCTTTATTCAACCCTTGCTGAAACAATATTCCCGCAACAACGCTCTGTGTTGGCTTTGGTTGGTCAAAAAATCTTGGATTTTGATTGATTGCATTGTTTTGATCGTTGATCTCTGTGACTGGCATCAACGGGCTATTAACAAATTTTTCTGTTTGTTTTGCATTGCCAGCAACGTATTTGTTACTAGCGCCAATGGCTGGAATCATGTGATTGATTCCTTGTTCAGGAATACAACCTAAATAATATCCTTGACTGGGATCTCCAGCTACAAAGAAACAAATGACTTTAACTCCGATATCCGGCGGAGTAAACCACATTCCGTAGCTGTTGCGATTTCCTGGATATGTACCTGCACCAGCGCTGGTTCCACTTACGGGTGTAGCTCCATAAAATGGAGGGCAATAACTCACAGTTCTCCACAGAGTGGTGTTTGTAAGATCAGGTTTACCGTCTACTTTGGTGGCACCAAATTCTTCAATGTAAACCTGCAATCGACCGCTGCGAGTGTTATCAACATTGTTTACCACAATGCCAATAAAAGGTCCCATTTCCGCGGCCACACCGCCACGATCAAATTTGTATCCTTGGGGCCGACCTCTGTTGCGTTCTACGTTTTCTGCCATTGCTTATCCTAAAATTTATTCTTCTCTATTAAGAAGTTCAGGGCCACCTGCGTCGTCGCCTGCGGCCATCTGTTGTGGCGGTGCTGGACCAATGTCCACTGCTTGATTCAGTGCCGATTGCGGAATTACCAACGTTGGTGTACCAGTGTTGATTGTATTTAAAGTAGGTGTGCCCACCGACAAACCAAATGATGTCGGTACAAATGGCGGTGTGCTAGCTCGGGTAGGAGCACTGCCAAGTACATTGTTTAATGCCCCAATACCTAGATTAACTGCCAGTGTAGATCCTTGATTCAAAATACCTTGAACCGCTGGCAAGTTACTTAAAAATGGAATTGACGACAACGCACCGGATATTGTGGAATTTAACACTCGGTTGAGAGAGAAATTCTGCAAGGCAATTTGCCCTGCTGCCAATGATATTGCTTCGTTGTCTTGTTGAATACGTTTTGGATCAAGCACCATGAGCGTACCTTGCAGTTGTTGAGTAAATTTGCCTTTGTCAAACATGCTGGTGCATTCAGTTGCTATGTAAATTCTACTGATTTGTGCTGCGCCAGCTTTAGCTGTTTGATCTAATGTGGCTTGATTTTGTTGATTAGGATCCATTAGTCCAGTATTGAGATTATAATCTGCAGGTTTGTTAAATGCAATCTCAAACATGGGTTGTTGACTATCAATGTTAATAGTACCATCTTCTAAGAAGGCATTGAAGTTCCACTGTGTTCTTGGAAATGCAGCAAATGCTTCTCCTTGTTGCAACCAAGCAGGATCTCCAACTATGGTCATGTTGCATCGTTTGAGATCACTAGGGCTGTACAACATTTCTGCCAAATTAGCCGGAGGCTCATTGGCTTTGCCTTTGGCTCCTTGAGCACTTTCACTACTGCGAGTTTCAACGTTGTATTTGATCAACTCACTGGCACTACTACTAATGTTATTGACTCCGCCAGTGAGCACTGCCTTGTATAAGGTGTTGAGATTTTCTTCATAGGACAACACAGCAGTATTTTGTCCTGTAAACCAATAATTGTATTGTTTATGAACTCCGTTGAACTGAGGTATTGGATAATATTTGCTGTTTACATTGGTGATTTTATAGGCATGCAAAATATACTTGACTCGATAGGCGTAGTCGTTACGTTTGTAATCATAGCCTTTGATTTCAGACTGCATGGTAACTTTGAACCATGCAAGATTTTTTGCTGGTGTGCCAGTGGCCAATTCTTCTTGTGTTTGTTCATTGTATTTCAGTACCTGTTGATCTTCCATAAAGGTACTGTTACGTATGGCTTGATCTAAAAATTGCACAATCTGCATACCGGCCGATACTGGTATAATTCTTGACGCATTGTCGGTGGATTGTTTGTTACCTAGCTTTTGATCTGCGGCATTAGCCGACGTAGACATCGGTGTGTTCTTTTTAACTATGGTTCCGCTTTTGGTAATTCTTGCATTTTCAATCGCTGAATTCACAAACTCCACTGAATATTCATCAGCAATCTGATATTGCCCTTCACGAACCATTTGTGCTTGATACTCATTCATAGCGGCCATGAGCCCTTGACGCACAGTGGCCTTGGCTGTTGGGGCTGCATCAGCTTTGGGAGGTGCACCTAAATTTTGATCAGCTTCCAACAAAGGCACACCATTGTCATCAACTGTGATACCTGGAATATTGGAACCAGCTGCGACTGCTGCTTGACCAGCTGAATACACTGCCGGGCCGGCCAACAAGTCTTTTAAAGTTTGTCCACTGAGTTCAATATTATAGGGGATAGTACCGCGATTAGAACTAGCGTTGATGATATTAGGTACTGGCTTACATTCCAGTTGATATTCAACTGCTTTTGTAGAAACTTTGAAGTTGATATTGGCCAAACAAAAAGGAAAAAACTTTTCAACAAATGCATTTCTATCAGTGACTGCTGTGGCGTTATTCAATCCCACTCCACCTCGCACCAGATTACCTTGTGCATCATAACCGTAGAAACGTATGGCCAACAAATATATTGCTGCCGTAAAGTTTTTCTTTTTTTGTTCTTGACCTCCAAGATAACTTTGTACTGCTCGGTCAATGTTGTCCACCAATGTAATACCATAAGGCTCAATCACATTGATCTTTATATCGGCAGCATTGTGACTCATGCCAGTGCCCTTGCCAATCATTTTGGATTTTATTTCAATCTTGTCAATGTAATAGTCATTGCTGAAATATTGACTGCGTCCTATCTGTGATGCGCCACCGGTCTGAAACAGCAATTGCAAACCGTCTACTGATTTTTTCTTTGATCTCATTAAGTTATTGTAGCTGGCCTCATTGCACAAATACACACTGGCCTGATAGGTATAACTTGCATATTGGTCTAAAACATTGGGTTGAGCCACAATTTTTTGTTCGTTGAAAATTGCATCAATTTCTGATCTTGTGAGTCGTGACGATCCTGCGTCATCAGATGTAGCCCCGGCACCCGGAAGTCCACCAACACCGTTGATATCAATACGCATGGCACCAGAAAAATCATCGCGCCCATCCAACTCAGGATTCAATAATAAGGGCCCACCTTGTTCGTTATCGCCTAGACTGGTATTTTGTGTTTCTTCAATTTTACGCACAGGGGCGTTAAGTCCAGCATCTTCGTCTTCAAGAGACACCGATGGTAAAGCATTAGTGGAACTATTGGTGTCAGGAGCTGACTCAATTCGTCCATTGTCATTTAACAGAAGTGGACCAGATTCTGGAGACTGAGTTCTTGAGTTTGGTACCGTGGCTTGAGCATCGTCCTTGACCAAATTACCAGCACTGGCTATCGACCCCACTGACTCAGCTAGATTAATTTGTTGTACTATTGACGATAACTCGCTGTTTATTTGTTGAATGTCTGCCAGTAAAAAAGTTTCGCCGGCATTATATCTAGCTGACAATACAGCTCTTTCTTGAACCAAAGCTTGGTAACGAGCAGTTAACTCTTGAAGTGTTGCCATGTTAGAATCCTAGCACTTCTTTGAGTGTGGTTATTTTTGGTAGATAGATAGTGACACCCTCGGCAAAGTCCAGAGGAGGTGCAGATAAGGCATTGGGATTGCGTTGATAAAACACCCACCACAAAGTGGCTGTGTCATATAAGTCGTAGGCCAACAAGTCAGGTCTGTACTGATATGTTTGATTGATTGTAAACGTTAAATCGTCGGGTAACTTGGGTATGGGTCTATTGACCATAACATCAAGATAAAATTGTGTAATGCCTGTGGTAAAATACGGGCTGGTAGATTCGTAGTTGCTGGCCATTACCAGAACCCTCCTTTTAATAAGTTTCCGTTGGCAAAGTTCTTAACTGAGAATTGTTTGCTGACTTGTTCGCGACTTTGGATTGGGTATAATGTAAGCTGTATGTCCATTTTTGTAGGAACATATGTAGGATCGTCTAGACCCAGTGTGTTTTGTGCTAGGCGCGGATCTAGTGCACCTTTGCTCAAGCCCACGGTGGCCAAACGTTGCAACGCATAGCTCAATGGATTTCCAGCAATGGTCTGACGATTGCGTTGAATTTGTAAATTGGTGCCATTGGCATTGCCACTTTGTGCTCGAATATAATCCACATCGTTGGGTAAGTTATAATTGAATTGTGCAATTACACAAGGATGTTCATTGAATTGAAAATCTCCTAGACCGGACAGATATACCAATGGTGGCGGAGATCCTCGTTGTGCATCTTGGCCATAGAACATTTTTGTGGCACTGCGGAAAAAGTGTATCACTGCCAACAGGTAGTTGGCTTCGTTGTGATCCTGAGCAGTGAACATGGCTTTGATGTTAATTGGATCAACATAACTGCCTTTGTAAAAGTATCCTCGATAATTTGAATGTGTTAGATTATATGCTTCGTACTCGGCCTTGTATGCAGTGTCAATACTGGGTGTATAAGGAAATATCACTCCATCAGTATTTCTCAACGGCCATAGCACAGGACCGCATTGCGGATCATTGTAAAGATAATTTGATTGCGGTGCCAGTCTCAAACGCACACGCCAGTCACCGGCTTGTGCTTGATTCTGTCGTTGAGCGCGAACTGTTTGTTGTTGTCTTGCCTGATCAAGAATTCCGGCAGTGGCGCCAGCAGCATTGTTAAGCAAGGATCCTAAATTAATTGCCGAACTTCCGACAAAAATTGGGTTCTGATCGCCGTCGAGTGTGTACCCGGGCAATAAATTACCTTCGTCGTCGTAGCCTGGAAAGTTTGCAAGGTTAACATCTGCGGCATTGGTAGCAATAGGGCCAAATCCTACAAAGTAAGGATTATCGTCACCGTCTAATTCGTAGCCCGGCAATAAGTTTCCTTCATCATCATAGGCCGGAAAATTTGCAGGATCAACCGGGTTAGCAGTTGCATCCAACGGTTGTCCGTTGTTGCCAATGCTGAGATCTTGAGCAGCTAAAATAGCGTCCTGTTGATTAAGGCCGGATTGAACTGTTTCTCCAGTGTCGTTGTTAAACACATCATACAAACCAGTTTCTGAATTGTAAAATTCTGTAAAGTTTCCGCCTTCACTTGTGACACGTGTGGGATCTTGAGCAATGGTATCACCAAGATTAATACCAACTCCTGTGATATCGATACTAGGAACATTGGCCCAGGGGTCTACTCCAGTTTGTTGCGGGCGACTTTGTGCCTGTGCTGATCCAGATCCTGTGACAAAAGCCAAGGCTGAATTTAATGCGCCGCCAACATTGAATCCACCACCGGGTGCAATGCCAGGTGTGCCGTATCCAGTGGTTGATCCAAACCCAGGGCCCCCTAATATTGATCCCAAGGATATGCCACCGCCGCCAATACCAGGAACAATGTTAGGATTAATACCTGACGTTCCTGTAACAATTGATCCAAGACTTGGCAAAATAGAACCAATGCCAGCGTTGACCAATGCTGGGTTTACACCAAGTGCATTGCCAATCAATGCTGTGCCAGTGGGCACAGCTGCTCTGGCCACCGTAGTCAGTAAATTTGTTCCAATACTGGTTGCACCACTCACAATCGATCCAACCCCAGGAATACTAGTAAGACCCGTTGGCAATGCACCTGTGATACTGCTGATTGATGTAGGAAGATAGTTTGTTATGCCACTCAGTGATCCAGAGACGTCTCCAAAAAATTCACTGATGCCTGCTCCAGCTGAGTCTATGATACTGCCAAAACTTGTGGCATTGAACCAGTCGGCGTCGCCGGCAAAACTGCCCACTTGCTCATACAAACTGCCGCCAATGTCTCCAAAAAATTCTCCGGCACTGCCAAATATGTCGCCACCAAAGTCAACAAAACTTCCGCCAATGTCTGTTAAAAATTCTGTACCAAAGCTGTCAGTGAACGAGTCTAGGCCAAAGTCGCTGGTAAAGTCTGTGGCAAAATCTGTAGCAAAGTCTGCAAAATCACCTGCAAAATCACTTACAAACCCTCCAATGTCAAATCCGCCTACACTCATTTAATATTCCTTAAAATGTCTTGATTATTTTATCAAGATCTGTTTCTGTGGTTGGGTGGATGCAATACCACACACAATCGTCCAAGGTAGCTACAGCATAACGTGTATTGGCTTTGAGCAACACATGTACCGGAGCCGTTAACTTGGCTTTGTAATCTGGCCCTTCGATATACACGTTGCCTTGTGCTAAAATAGTTACATGATCAGTAGCAAACTGTTTGGTATACAATTTTACACCTTGTGGCACTGAATATGCCTTGATAAAAACACCGTCGGAAACAATGTTTTTTACTCTAGCGTGTTCTAACAAACTTTTTGCTTGTTCTTGAGCCACATCTGCAGAGTCCGCTAAATCTGCACGTGGTTGAATATCATTGGTTTCCATAGTTGTATTTACTCAAATAATAATAGGCTACTATAAAGAAAAGGTTGACAACAGGCTAAGTTGTTGTATAATAAGTATATTATTAGGAGATTAAACATTGGCAACAGCACCTGTTACAACAAAAAAAGTCAACTATCTCAACAACAGAGATATTTTAAAAGAAATACACCTAAGCAAAAATACCTATTGTACCTATACTGATCCTGTGAATGATCATCAGTATGATATTATTTTGCCTACCTTGGAAAAAATTAATCAACGCACTATTGCAGAAGCTAGACGCAACAAAGCCGACAGATTAAAGCGCGAAGGTGTTATTGTAGATCCAAAGAAGATTGCAAATACTGATTTGGTGTTTCGTATTACTTGCTGGGAACACATACCAATGGCACCAAAAAAAGTGCCCAAATCAGCGTTAAAGAAGAAAAAAATTGAAGATATTTTAGAATTTGACGCAGTCGAAGATGATCCGTTGGCCGACTTAATTGACGAGCCAGTGTTGGATACCACACGTATGCGTGTAAACTTTCCTCCGTTTGAACACTATAGACTCAATGAAGACAAAGAACCGTTTTTAGTAGGACGCAGTCACTGGATTGGCGATTTTAAAACAGGCGAGTTTTCAAAGGATCACGGACAAATGACACGCAAACTTGCTATGATGTTTATGAAGTTATGCGAACGCTATGCCACACGTTCGAACTGGCGTGGCTACACATACAATGAAGAAATGCGTGGACAAGCTCTGCTACAACTGAGTCAGATTGGACTTCAGTTTGATGAATCTAAGAGTCAAAATCCCTTTGCGTATTATACAGCAGCCATCACCAACTCATTTACTCGAATACTCAATTTAGAAAAGAAAAATCAAAACATCCGTGACGATATTTTGGAAATCAACGGACTCAACCCAAGTTGGACACGTCAGAACTCTGGCAAATCCAATCCTGATCATGTTGCCGGACCGGTTGTTTCTATTGATCAAGAGTAGTATAATCATTGAATGAGTCTATTTAAAAAAGCACTATTATTCACTGACATTCACTTTGGCCTAAAGTCAAATAGTCTGGTCCACAATCAAGATTGCGAAGCATTTGTGGACTGGGCGATCCGGCTAGGTCAAGAACAAGGTTGCGAAACCGGATTCTTCCTCGGTGACTGGCATCATCAGCGGGCTAGCCTTAATCTTCAAACCTTAAACTTCAGTTTACGCAGTTTGGAAAGATTAAGTCAGGCATTTGAACGATTTTACTTTATTCCAGGCAATCACGATTTGTACTATCGAGATCGACGTGACATTCACGGTGCCGAGTGGGCTCGACACATTCCCAATATCATTGTGGTCAACGATTGGTTCCAAGATGAGGATGTAGTCATTGCTCCTTGGCTAGTAGGTGACGATCACAAACGTATTCCAAAATTAAATGCTCGTTATGTGCTTGGGCATTTCGAACTGCCACATTTTAAAATGAACGCCATGGTAGAAATGCCAGACCATGGAGAACTACAAGCCGAACACTTTGATGGTGTAGGCGAAGTATTCTCAGGACACTTTCATTTACGCCAACAACGACGCAACATCAACTACATTGGCAATGCGTTTCCTCATAACTTTGCCGATGCAGGAGATGACAAACGTGGATGTACCGTGGTTGAGTGGGGAGAGAAACCAACTTATCATGCATGGCCAGGTCAACCATTGTACAAAGTCTCTAAACTAAGTTCAGTAATCGACAATGCGCCTAACATACTTGGACCAAACATGCATGTTCGAGTTGAGCTAGACATTGACATCAGTTACGAAGAAGCT